GCATCATCTGGATTGATGTCAATATTAATGATATCACCTTCAGCAATACCATGTTCGTCTGATGTGGTTAAAATTGCTACATTATCTTTTAAATTAAAGATAATTAAATCATCACTCAGTAAATTAATTGTTATTACTTTAGAACCAGTAGTATTAATTAAATCTGAGCTTCTTAAAAATAAAGTATCAGATACGACAAAAGAACCAGTAAGAACTTTAATCTTTACGATGTTTTGTTTTGTGGTAGTCTCCAGAACTTCTCCAGTCGCTACTGGAACGTTAAGACCATCAGTAAATTCTAATGTAGCTCCTTTAGTGTAAGAAGAGTTTTTATCTAAAAATAGACTAATAACCTTTACATTAGATGATAATACATCTGTACTATTAAAAGTACCACTTACATCACGTAGAGCAAATTTAGTTCCGGAAAATACATTTCCTACAATCTTACCAGTAGCTCCAGTTACACTTTGAGTGATGGTGTCCCCATCAAATAAGTATGCAGTTGTTTTTAATTCAACAAATAATGCTTTAGTATCTTGAGATTCAATGCTATCTACAGATCTTCCTTTTACAGAAGAAACTTCTGCACTTGCTCCAAATCCATCAGTATCTGAATTATCAATAATTAACTCAGATCCTACAGAAAAATTACTAGTACTATTTAAAATAGAAACTGAACTAATACTACCTCGTTTTACATCAGTAATTTTTGCTAATGCAAATTCTCCATTTTTAGTAATATTAGATGTTCTAAGTCTTTTAGCAAATTTAGGAATATTATCTTGGGATAGTTCGGAATTATAATTTGAATCAACTGGTAATGAATAATAATTATCCCCTAAAATATAAGGAAATACTGGATCATCTTGACTATCAAGAGTTATAAAATATGCATAAGTTCCTTCTGGGTAATCTGGTGTTACACAGTATCTTCCATTATTTTGATCTAAACTACCATACTCAGCAATATACGTAAAATCATCAATGAATGTTCCAATAGGATATTGACTAACTAATGGACCATTAGATCTACTATTATTTCTAGTATAACTACTAGTCATTCTAGTAATCGTACTTTGAGAATCTAAAGGATTCTGATGTCCAAATGGACCATAAATTGGATTGCCATCATATGCAAAACCAATAATGGGTGAATGATTTACTCCAGTATCTCCAGATCTAATAGTAGATGGAGCTGCATAATAAGCATATCCAGATCCAAGATATGACAATGAATTATTGAAAAAATATCCGTTCTCAGCATCTAGTGATGATTTATTTTTGTAATACTTATCTTTTCTCCACTTTCTAATAGATGCAGTTGCTTCAGATCCGGATCCTACTGCAATAATATCTACTTGTACATTTTCTTGTGAATATAAACTACCACCATTAATTTTCTCAAATCTATCAATAGCACCTGCAGTAGTAACAACTGCACGATACACTGCAAATCTTCCTCTACCTGCAGAATCTGTAATTCTTACTTCTGGTGCAGAAGAATAATACTCACCAGCATTTTCAACTACAATACTAGTAATTTCACCATTAGTGATAATTGCTCTTGCCTGAGCATTTCTACCTGATAATACTTCTACATTAGGAACTGAATTATAATCTCCAGGAGTATCAACAATAACAGACTCAACTACTTGACCTGCTAATCTAGTTCTTGCTAAGTTAGAAACCCCGTTAATTAACACAAATGGTGGTTTAGCGTATCCAGATCCTCGTGATGTAACTGCAATAGATTGAATAGCACCCGAATTGACTACTTCTTCGTCTTTATAACTTAGAAAGGGAATACCATTAATTGCAATACCAATATCTCTGTATAGGGTTTTATAAATTTCTGTAGTTTGTATTGGATGCTTTCTAATAATTTTTAGTAATTTTTGATCCTGAGCATCGGAAGGTAAAGTTGGAATAACATGTGAAGGAAATCCTGACGATGCAATATAATATCCACTACCATCTTCAAAGATAGCAGATACATTTGAGTTAAGTCCTGCAACCGCAGCAGAACCTGTACTAAAAATCCATCTTAAGTTATTTTGAGTATCATTAATTCTAATATCGTCAGTTAAAAATCCAGACTCGGAAATTTCTACTGATTCTCCTGGATTTGAATACGGCGATTCAATAGAATTGTTTAGTCCATATAAAAGACCAAATACCTGCAATTCAATATCACCAGAAGATACTTCTATGTTATAACTAACAGTTGTCCCAGATTGATAGGAACCATTACCATTTCTAGTTTTAATTACAAATTGATTTACGTTCTTTTCTTCAAATGTAAAAATTTCATCTCCTATTACAAAAGACCCCTTTGTCTCCCAACCCATTGTAGAGAAAAACATTTATCCTATCACCAACAGTTGTTGATGCAGGTACAGGACTCGTTAATTGAGTTTTTAAAGATGAAGTAAAAGTACCATTGACACTAGGTTCGCTTAAAATAATATCGTATAATTCTTCATTATCAAAAGTACCACTATACTTAACATTATCTACAATAGCAGATGCATAGTTGCCTTCTACATTTTGAGTAATTTGCTTTCCAATTAAATCGTTTGGATCACCCGCAAGAATTTTTACTCTTAATGCATATGATTGAATCCAATTAGATTCCGATGACTTTAACGTAAAATCTCTTGGATATGCAACATCAGGATTCGGATCATCCTGAATTAAACATTTGAATAGAAACTTAATAGAACTATCAGTTCCTTTTGCTCTATAAAAATCGGTAATATTTTTTAGTAAAGTTCTCTTGTCAACTCCTTCCTTTAGATATGCTTCAGGAAAATCTGCAAGGTATTGTGCTTCAAAACTTTTAACTAAAGAATATAAAAATAGATTACTAATATTTTGTACAGTAGACCCATTAACATGAGTATCTGCTTGTGTAGGTTACAAAAGTGCTAGCATTATAAAGATCACCAATAGTAGTATTACCACTAACACCACGACTTACTTCTAAAAATTGAGTATCTGTTCTTTCTGCATAAAAACAAATCTCATCATCAATTTTGATGTATCCACCATACTTAGGAAACGAAGTTGCATCAGCAACAGTAATTGTTGTGCTTAGTTGTCCTAAAGATCCAACAATGGTAGTTGACTCTTTAAGAATATTCGTTTCGTAAAAATCAATATCGCGATACGATTGAAGATTCGCAATGATATCAACCGGTTGACCTTGTAATTCTAATTGCTCATAATATTTTTGTATGAACTTACTAAAAAGTTCATACTCTTCATTAATAAAGTCCGGTAATTGTGACTCAACTAGATATGAGATTTTATTAGCAGTTTTGACCATCTACTACTACTCTTTGTATGCTACAAATGTACTCTTTGAGATATCTACGTCTAGATATACTTCACGTTTAACTTCAACATCATTACTGGATGGTTTTACTCTCAGTTCAATACGATTGTCTGAGAATGTTCCTTTCAGAATAGTGAAGTCATACAATTTAATCTCACCTTTGACATAATCAACATCACCAACAGAATCGTTTAGGAGAATTTTATCTCCAGTTAGTGAATCTAGTCTATATAGGACGATTTTGCCATCTCTATCTTCCAAATACGATGTGTAATTGGGATGTTCAAAAACAGTCATACCAGTAGATGTTACAACTGGATTATCACAATCTTTTAAGAATTCATTCTGATAACAAATTTCGTAAAAAGAAGATGCATTGATTTGAGCATAAAAATCTTTTCTTAACGTAATTTCTGTAATGTTAGAATTGATTGAACGATCAGAACTATCAATTACACCTATGAATTTACTATATCTAAACTTACCATTAAATTTTTCAGTGCTTGATGTTTTTAAGTACTCATTAACTCCAGTTGAAACTTTTGCTGCAACTTCAGCTGGAAGAAGATTAGTTTTAGCACCATCAAAGTAAATCTTACTATCAATCTCAACAAAAAGAATAGATGGATCTAAAAACACTGGTTTTACAGAAGCAACTGTATAACTCTTTAACTTATCTGATAGTTCTTTCTTAGTTACTGAAGTTAAAGAATTTGCTACAGTTGGTTTTACTGCAATGAATACTTTACCATAATCAGGTGGTACTTGATCCTCACCACCAAATACAATGATATCACTCACTGCAGGATACAAATTTCTTACAATAGCAGAATAGTCATTTGATGTTACTGCTCTATTCTGAGAACCATAAAATTTTGGTGCATTGAATTTAATCTTTTCAATACTTTCAATTTCAGATCCACCTTGTGCAATAGAAGTTGCTACAATATTACCAACACTAAATGGTGATGATACTTTAACATCATTCTCGTCTAAGAATACACCACTAAACGTAAATGACTTTGCACCATTAGATTGTGAACCTTTTGTTAAGATATAACTTATTTCAATTACATTTCCATCAGTTAATTTTTTGCCAAGAATACCATCTCCAAAAAATAACTCATATTGCTCATCATCAATTTCATTGACGAAATATACTTTATCTTCACTTCCTACTTGAAGGATATTGTCCGACTTCTTATATTCTTCATAGACACTAGAACCAGCAGACTCATACACTCTAACAATTAATGTATTTAAATCTGCTGCTGAATTCTGAATTTTAAATTTTTGATCTTTTAATGATCCATCATACGTAAATGTACTCAATACATATGATCCTTCATTTAAAAGGACATTAGAGAACGTTGCAACGTTATTGACAACAGGAACTTTAATATCTTTTAATGTAACATAACGATAAAGAGTTTTATCGTAATTAGTTACAAATCCAGTTCCTGCTTTCAATTTAATTGAAGTGGGTCCTGAAACTGGAAATGTAACAGAAAATCCAAGTTCTGCACTTGGTGATGTAATTGATTTGGGAGTATACCCTAATTGCTTCGCTAACGATACTACGTTGTCTCTCAGCGTTGCTGAATCTAGGAATAGTTCATTGACCACCATATTGGCATTAAATGCCGTGTAGTACGTATTGTATGCCAATACATCTAACAACTGACTTAATGCAGAACCTTCAAAATCATAATCGGTAAAATCCGATTGTGATCTCATGTAATCTTTGAGAGTACTCTTGATTTCGGTGAAATCTAGATTGTTTAATTGAGTATATGGCATTATCTCGTCCTAGACAGGAAGAACTCTATTTGAACAGGTGGGACTTCTGTTCCTCTTATCTCATACGTCATTTCAACATCTAAACCGTTATCTTCAAAGTTGGGAATACAACTAATAGATGTTACGGCGATTCTAGGTTCGTATTTTGCTAGAGACAATTGCATATTTCGTTTAATAATACCTGCAACTGCATAGTCCAAAGGTTCAAACAAAAATGATCTAATGTCTGAACCATAATCAGGATTAAATAAACGCTCACCCTTATTCGTAAGTACTAAATTAACAATTGCTTGTTTAATTGCAGCATTATCTTTACTAACAACTACATCGTCAGTAACAGGGTGTTTTTTGAAAGTAATATTGACATCTCTAAACGTGAGATTAGAAGTTGCCATTAAGAGTACACGGAGTCTTTAATATTTAGTCGTCAGGAAAAACAATATTCCAAGAAATACTAATTCTAGAATCATCACCATGATAAGGAGTCACGTAATGTGGCAACCAACTCTCAAATACCAAACCTTCTCCAGCATTTGCTACAAAAGCAACAGTTGGCATTTCATTCATTGTACCATGAGATCCTCGTGGATCCGGAAAACAAATTGCTCCATTTGTCTGAGAGCACTCTCCTGGAGTTTGTACATAATAAACACCACTATATTTAAAGTTTGTATGAGAATGGTAATTTGAATAACCACCATCCTCCAACTTAACTGCCCAACATTCTACAAATGCTTTTTCAATTGGACCTTCTTTATACGCTTGAGATGCATGAAGAAGTAGGGATTTTAAATCAAAACACCAGTCATATTCTAGTTCAGTTAAATTAACAAGTGAGTGCCACCCTTTCCCACCTACAGAATACTTGGCATTGTCAGGATTCTTTTTAGATTCCTCATTAACAGTAATTAATGATACTTCTATTTAATTTTTTGGGGTTGGTATCATTGCGAAATGCAGTAATATTACATGGAAAAAATGTTTCCTTATTAACTGATATAGGTGATTTGTTCATTGACTCCAACGTTCTACAAATTCACCAATCGCACTATCTGGATTTGGATACAACTCTTCCTTACGCTTATTCCTATTTCGTTTTGCTGCCATGTCAAGATACTTATCACTATCAGTCTCAGTGATGAGAGTCATTCCTTCATCAATAAAACTTTGACCTTTATCAACTTTATGATGATTGCCCATTGTAGCTCCAGTGTTTGTTTGGTTGTTCCCACCAGAAGTGTAAGTCTTCTGTGTTGTCGTCATAATATTCAGATACTAATTCGCTTTTAAATTTACTATGAATGTTTTCACACAATGAAAGAGTATGGTAATTCTTGTCTGAAAACTTCTCCATCGCTTCTGTGATCCAAGTATAGTTACCCCCACGGATAACTCCCGCTTCACATAGGATAAAGTTATCCCAGTCTAATACCCAATCCGCATAATTCAACATAAAGATGTCCTTATACGGATCTACACCTTCATCAGGAAACGGAACGTTCACTGATTCAACATGAAAGCACTCTTTGTCCATGGATAATCCGTGACAAAGGTGCTGGGTTACAATACTAGAATAATCAGGAGAAATACAAAGTAAACATGTCTTACTAGGATGAATATCCCAATCGGACATCTTCACTTTATATATCATTTCCTGAATTAATGCCATCTCATGATCTTGGGAGATAAACAATAAGTCTCGGCGCTTCGGCGTTTTGAGACTCACTTACCCTGACCGCGATAACGCTTCTTAGCGCCATTACGACTCGTAGATGCATACTTCGTATGCTTTCCCATACCTTGACGACTCTTCTTCGGTTTTGCTTCAATCTCTAAAGTACCCGATAGTCCTGATTTTGCTTTTGCCATAATTAATCTGCTAAATTTGAACCTATGATTATTCTAGGGTATTGGAACGGTCCTGTCAAGGGCCTCGGTGTACCTCCTAGAACTAACTGTGCTTCGTCCCCAGTAACTGCAGGTAACCTTCCGTTGAAAAAGACAGTACTATTAATAGTTGGTCTGATGATCCTCTCACCTGGTTGACAAGGTAAAGGAATGAGTGGATTAATTTTCTCTCCTGCAATAGAAGCAGGTTTAGAGAGGTTATCGTAGATGTCTATAGGAATACCATCGGAATACACTGTTGTGGCGTATGGAGTCCCTCCTAGGGGTGCTGCAGGGTATAAGCAGTTTCCATCTGTACTTACAGTATCTACTGTTTCTGGTCCAGCGAGGTTTGGCATTCTTCTAGTTTCCTATAAAGGTCATTCAACGTCTCCGCCAAAGTCAGATAACTCTGGGATGACGGTGGCTTGTACATTAATTGGGGGTTCTCTAAGTTGGATACCCTCTGCTCCACCATCGTCAACCTCTTGTGCAGCTCTTGGAGTTGATCGTTGAACTTCTGCGTTGTTGATTGGTTCTCTTGAGTCATTATCTAATCCTGAAAATCTTTTTGCTGCTGCTCCCTCAAATTGATCGCAGAAGGCGTCAAAGTTGTTTAGAATCTCTTCATATACATTACGCTCCAACGTTCAACCTCCCAGATACTTCAGGGTACTTGTCCAATGGATTCTCCCCATCAGGGAATCTCATTAACCCTTCAAGTTCAATTACTTTCGCTTCCAATCCTACAAGACGCTCCGCAATCTCTTGGATTACATCTGCCATCTTATTGATCTGTTGCTGTTGTACTGCTAATTGAAACTGGGCGTCCTTCTTCAATGGATTATTCATATCCTCTAGAACAGTCTCTTCAGTGATAACGAGGTTTTCAGGTCATTTTTTTGCTGGGAAATTTTTTTGGGTTTTAAGGTTTTAAAAAAACCATTTTCAAATATATTTATCGGTCGCTGGGATACTTTTGTAGGTTAGGGACTTAGGCGTTTTTGCTGTCACCCCCTACCCCCTGCCCAAAGTGTGATATCATGGGGGACTGCCTCAGTCGTAGCGACGGTAGCAATCGCCCTCGGGTGCGTGACCAGTGCATGCGCGATATTGCCAAGCGAAGCGTTTGGCGTTGGGTTCGGTGGGGCGACCTGACTTGGTTCGGATGACCTGCTCAACTGTGCCGTCCTCCATTATCTCATGGCGCAAGGTGCGGGTCTTGCTCTCACCAATCCACCCATCATTGGTGCCGAAGGTGGTGGGGATAATGGGGTTGATCAGTTCAGAGTATTTCTTCTCCCACATTGCCACGATGCTCTTGAGTTCAGTCATGGGGATAACGAACCACTCGCCGCCACCCTCTTGGTTGTGGTAGGCATCACGCCACTCAGCAGGCACGTTTTGATTGTATGCCTGCAAGGTGCCATAACCCGCCAACCATAAGAGGTTATGCAGCGTCGTCTCAGAGTAACCGCAATCAGTGACCGGTATCATGTTGTGGTTGTACGTGTCGCCTGGGTTGCTGGTGCGATGACTTGACAGGGTATTGAAGGCGCTCACCTCTCCACCTGTTGCCAGTCCAACTTTGACGCTCACCCAGTCATGCTCACCTGCCAAATACCCTCGGGTGATGTGGTCAGATTTGCACAGCATGAAATAGATGATGCCAGGTTTGCGGTGCTTTGACCCGTCTTGTTTTGTCGGGAGGCATTCCTCAGCGTGGAGGGGAGCAGAGGTTTCGTCAATCCACATGGTCTGTCGTGTCTTTCTTGTGTATATCCTACAGGGTCAGCGACTAATGTCTGTCGCTGATGTTCCAGTTGGTGGACTGGACAGGTTGGATACGTCCTGCTCGGACTGCCATGCGATACTCATGCTCTGCCTGGTGCTGGCGTTGGATGTTCTCCATCACCTTCAGCATCAGTGGCGAGGGGTTCTCGCTGTGAAGGAAGAATCCGGTTCGTTGCATTGGTTTGTTGTTCATGTCCCTAGTATAGGGGATTAGTTCCACCCCGTTGCCTCTGATGGTCCAGTTCTGTAATTGGTCACTAGGCGACGGATCCCGGTCTCTTGCTTTGCTGGTCGTCTCGTGGTAACATAGTTAACCCACTGCCCCACGCTACGATCACCCGCCAACAGGAATGCAAGGATGGAGCGACGGGAAACGTTCTCATAGCGGTACGTCGTATCGGAGTTGAACCAAAGCACTCGGATCGTTCCGGTCAGTGGGTTGACGGTCATGGAGTCAACCGATGTGGACTCGGTGAGGGTGATAGGGAAACGCATGAAATGATTTTGTGTTGTTGTTGGTATTGTAGCACGAGGGGGGCGAACCCCTCAATCTGCAACGAGTTCCATCATCATCTCAACCATCTCATCCTCATCAATGGCGGGATCGTTCCACTTAACGCCGTCGCCTGTCTCATTGAGCATACGTCCGATCTGCCCATCACACATGCAGCGGACGAACTTAGTCCATGGGTTCTCTCCCTCTGCATACTTGACGCATGCCCTAGCGGTGTTGTACAGGAACTCATCGTTCTGCATCCAGAGGGAAGCGTTCCAAGTTTCGTAGTTTGCCCAACCGTTGTAGGTGGAAGCGGTCATGTGGTTCGTTCGTGTGTTCTTTTTAATTATACAGCCCGGGGCGTCCCTGACTACCCTGCTGATGACACTTGTTCATCTGTCACATACATCCATTTCATCCACGCCTTGGTGCCTTCCTTCCATATGGTACAATCTTCATTCCACTGCCTCGCGTAATCGTATGCGTCTGTCATGTTGGTGGCATAGTCACACCCGTGAGGATCAACCCGATCCCACGCCTTTGGTTGAATTGCGTACATGTTCACAGTCCGTTGATGTAGTCAGCGAGTGCCTCATCATACTCTGCCTTCGTGTCAAAGGTCCGACCGTAGATGGTGCGAGGATAGGTGACATCACGACCAGCAGCGGCGACCATCTCACAGTCAGCGCGATCGTATCCCATTTCCACGAGGTTCGCCACGTAGGGGTTGTGGATCTGCATCAGCACCTCATCGGTCTCAAGGGCAAGTGTGCAGGGGTCTTTGAATTTGTTCATGTGTCTACAATACACGATCTGAGGTGCTGTGCCTGTTTTGTGTGCCACTTAGTCAATTGGTCGGGCAGCCTGAAACGTTTGTGTTACTTAGTGACCTTAGTTCATGATGGCAGTAACACTAACCACTTTGGCGTTAGGGTTACGTGCGAGGGCAACTTGCTTCGCTTCTTGGTAGTCACGAGCGATCACCTGTTCTTTGAACATAGTGCCTGCAACGAATAGTGTTACCTCGTGTTTCATTAGTTGTTGATGTCGGTGAGGTCAACTCCTAGTTCTCCGTTCTCATCTTCAACGAGAACAGTTTCTATGTTTGGCACGTCAAAGATTTCGCCTTGCATGTCATTGATTTCGTCAAACATTGATCTGGTTTGTTTCAACAATAGTAGTATGGCAGAGGTGAGAGTGAAAATCAAGTGATGATGTGACAGTTTAGGAACTGTACCCAATCGGTCCAAATATCTCACGATTGTGTGGTATAGTCAATGTCTGCATCAAACATACAACTATCATCGTAGTTTGTGTCACTATCTTCCTCTAACTGATCATTCAGTTCTTGATACATTTCTTCTACAGTCATAGTAACACTTACTGTTCGGTACTAATAGTTATACTAGAGGTAACTCATTTAGTGAGTATAGAGTAACACTTTTTAGTGATTATCCACAAAAACCAAGGAAATAGTTCATCATTAGTACTAGTTGGAATTAACATTAAATGTAAAATTAACGAAAAAGTGAAAAACCCAAGAATCTCAAAAAGCGAGAAACTTGGGTTTCGTCAATTACGCAAATTCTACAAACTCGTAACCATTAGTGAAGTCGTGGATCACCTTGTTGTCACGGATATACCATGCATAGTCCTTCTGGAAGACACCATCAGTGAACGCACAACAGAACTCGTTGATGATAGCGTTAAGACGTGATTTGGTGGTATTGGACTGCCATCCACCATCAAAGATGCGAACGAATGCATCACCTACCTCAGCAATCTTGTTGCCATGGAGATACACAGTAGACACACCATCATCAGTGGTAACAGAGGTGTTAGCGTTAGTCCAGTTCTTGTTTGCCTTGATAGCGGCATTCATCAGGGTCTCAATCTTACGCATGGTGTTGTTAGTAAAGGGTACAGGTGGACAGATGGACTGGACTCAGCGAGTCGCCATCATCTCTGCACCGATCAGCACACCACGCAACAACTCAAGATCAGCACAGCAGTCATCTTCTTGAATGAAGGGGCAGTCAAGAGCACGGTCAAGAGCATCAATGTAACGCTCAACGTCAGCGACGGTAGAAGCGATGGGGCAGGCAGTGACAGTGGTGGTGGTCATGTGTTTGTTTGAACTGAAGTCAATATAGAACGGATGGGGTCGGAAGTCAACCCCTGGTGGACGGTTCGTCAAGTGTCACGGATGTCGCCTTTGACTACCACGTCCGATGGTACACGTGACACAGTGTAACGACGGATCTGACTGCCAAACTGACGCCATGCCTCTACGGTCTCGTTAACGATCCGATCATGCTGTCTCTCCATGCCCTTGTGAGTCGTACACTTGCCACACTTGCGAAAGTAGATGATCGGATGTTGCGGTGACTCAAAGGTGTCAATCTCAACCTTATAGTATGAGTGCTTGACGATTGTGGTGGTCAACTGCTGATTTCCTGACGACTCCCTTATAATACATCATTTCAGTGCCCTGTCAGCAGATAGTGGACACTTCAATAACTGTCATCATAGTCATTGACTTCGCGTTTGAATTTCGTTACCTTCTTCTTAGCGGATCGTTTCACGTTCTTAACATTGTATCCAAAGTCTTCAAACTCATCTCGTAGTTCTTCACGGTAATCAGTATTACCGCGATAGTTCTTCTTACTCATCGTTCAAGTTTAATCTAACTGTTTAACAGTGGTGAGTGATTATTTAGATGGTACAATCAATCCTTCTTTTACACTACTATGGATGAATTTACCAACTGATTCCTTGTTTGTTAGTGTATTTGACAGTTTAGTATTGAATTCATCTGTATTATCACAGTCAAATGTATATTCTTTGTCAATATTACTATTATACACGATTTTGACTAGTGTTTCATCAATTTTAACACTATTTACCGCAGTTGATGCTAGTTCTTCGTAGATTTTCACGAGTTCCATTAAAGTTTAATGTTTAATAATTGGAAAAACACAAAAAACTGAGAAAATAGAAACTTTGAAAAACTCAAAAATCTCAAAAACTCAGTTTTCTTTGTTTCTCCAATTATTATAAAGCACCTAGGAGGGATTCTGAGGGTTTCTGTGCCACTTTGAGGTCTGGCACATGTTTGCTTGACTTTCGGTAGGTTGTGCGCTAAGCCAACACCTCCAGAGTACCTTCCATGTCCCTCCGAAGACCCTTGACAGTAACTACAGAGCTCCCTACCCCTATTAATTTAATGATTTATAAAGAGTTGGGTAGTATCCATGAGTATCTTCAAAAACCCTGTGGTGGAGAGGTGCGGAGGGTAGGTACATCTATCACTTCAACATGAGATAAGAATTGCTTCGGTGTTTGAAACCATTTAAGGTAAACCTCTTGCCAATCAGTGTATTTGTGTTGTGTATTATCCTTATAATGTAGGATATAATGATGTCTATCGTATGGTTCTGTTGATGTATGGGTGAAGTATTGTGGATCAGAGGGTTGGATCAATTGAGTCATGATAGATTGATTTACGTTTACCTAGGTATTGTACTTCATTATAGAATATGTTATGTACTAGTAGAAGTATGTGATGTTTTTTATGAGGAGAACCTTGGTTATCTTTCTTTGGTCTAATACCGAGTTCTAATGTAAAGTATTCAGGGCAGATGAAGTATACCCAACCTTCATGATCTTTCCATCGTACTCTATCATTAATTGTTGGTGTGTAGTTAGTCATCCCACTCATAACCTCCTGCATAAAATCCTTCCATTGATACATCCATGTTAGGTGGTGTGAGGTAAAAATTACCTGCTAATACTAGTCTATCATCTACATCACATTTGTCAACATGATGACGTGTGCCACATGGGAGAATGACCACTTTGCCTTCTTCTACTGGTATTTCTGTGTTAGAACTAGTAAGAACTAATGGTGCAGAACCAGGGGGTGTATTGATGTAGTATACGAATGAGTATTGTGATGGGAAGTGATGATGAGAGATCGCATAATCACCTTTTGAATACTTAGCAAACCATGCTGATACAATAGTAAATGTCTGATCTTGTACAAAGGAGTTATGCCTACGAATAACACTTACAACCCAATCAACAATAGTATCAATAGCGGGAGATTCCACCCACCATTTAGACATTTGTTGTACTTGTACTGCTGATACATTCATATCACGTGGTTTCTCATTATCAGCATCAATGATTAATTGTTTATTGATAGAGAGATCAGGGTATATGGCAGTGATCACATTGATATCTTCTTTATGGTTTATGATCATCGTCTGTAATGCCAATTGTAGGAGAAAGTAACACGTGGACCAAAGATTTTAGGTGCATGATATACTCCTCTTGGAATATAGATGGCATCACCTGGATGAAGTTGATGAATTGAATCATCTTCAAACTCATATTGAATCATACCCACACATTGTATGATGAGAAGAGAATGAGGATCACGATGAGATTTAAAGAGGAATGATTCAGCGAGGACATTACTGTAGATGTGTAAGTTTTTAAGGTTTAAGTCATATGCTTCTTGGCATATGTTAACAGTATTAGGATCAAGGAAGTCTTGAGTATGTGTAATGAACGTTGGTATCAGTACTTGTCTATCAATCTCCAATGCTAAATCAGGGTTATCAGTTTCACCTTCATAATCAATGGGGTTTTCATGTACTTGATGATTATCTGGTGTTAAGCATCTTAAGTAATCATGATTACGTTCTTGTTGCCAAAGGGGGACAATATTATCCCAAGTAATTGTTGCATGTTGAGGAAAACGACCACGAAAGACTTTAACTTCATCACCCCATTCAAGAGTAGGATCATAGGTTGTGGGAGTAATTTCAAAATTTGCTTTCATTTGATATTACCTGCAAGGACAACTCTATTTGTACATTGATTGATTGGTACATAATGTTCTATGTTACCAGGGAAGATGACCACTTTACCTGGAGTGGGAGTGATTTCTTTATTAGATGTAGGGAAATAGAGTGATGATGATCCTTCAGGTGAATGAATAAAGTAAACAAAAGAGAATGGTACAAACTTATGATCATGACATCGTGTACTATCACCATCATTATACTTAGCAAACCATGCTTCATGCAACTCATATAGATCTATGGGTAAATCATGATGAGTTTTACGTAGTAATGTGAGTACCCATTCATAGATCGTGTTAATATTATCTGATTTCGTTTTCCAATCAGACATCATAGCACCAACATTTGTCTTATAAGACATAGGCCAGTTAATGTCTTCTAATTCCTGCATGAATCTATCATTAATAGACAGATCATGATAGATATCAGTGATGATTTGATGTCGTTCACGGATAAAGAATCTATTCATTTGTTTGTGCTTTTGATTTCGTATGATCATCACGAGACCTATTTTTAATTACAATGAATGCATCCTTATTATACTTACGATGACCTTTAGGTGATGCCCACTTCTTATTATATCCTTCTGGTTGTTCAATACCAGAAACTACAGTACCACCAACCTCAAGTACAATATCATCATGTCTTACATCCCAACCAAGAGTATGCATCATATGACATAGTTCATCTTGAGTCATTTGCCAACTCCATAATCAGGTGCTTGTTCTTCTAGTTTACGAATGCCATCATGTAATTTCTTCAATGCAGCACGAGTTTCAGGAGTTTCTTCATACTCCCAGATATCACCTTTCTTATTCACCATTTTCTTCTTAGTCATTAGTACTGTTCTCCATCTTTTGCTTTAGGGGAAAGAATGCACAATCTCAACGATTGTTTGAACCACCTCACCTTGTGTGGCGGAAGGCATTGCAGTCACGTACAATAACCCAATGCCACATAATGTAGTTGTCAATAACCAAAAACGGTTGCTCATGATATAGGTTGGTTACTCTGTTATTATAACACAGATTACCAGTGTTCAGGGTTGCTTATGCCAGTTGTAATAGTGGTCACATTCGGGATGATTTTATTGATATGGAAGTTAATATTCAATACCACACGACGTACTCCCTCTGTGAATGGTGTTGCAGCATGCTCATACGTAGAAGGAAACTGAATGAAGCGATTCTCTTTAGTCTCTACTTCAATTTGCTCATTTGTACCATCTTTGAATACTGTGCAACCATCACTATCATGCATATAATATATGCCAGATTGACATGCAAATGGTACATCCGTGTGCCAATCACGTTGTTGCATCTTATCATTAGTACGCCAATTACAATTAGCGCGGACACGAATCAATGATGCTGGTTGAAGACGCGCAATGACAGGATCAATTGCTCTGAATGCAGTTGTATTCACCATTGGTGTACCAACATGTAGTTCAGGTCCTCTCTTCTCAGAGTAGAATACATGCTCCATCAATGGATAACCACCAGCATAGTTACCAACCCAATACCAGGACATTTGATGTCCTAAGATATAGTCTCGTACAATTGCAAAGTCTTTCTCTGGTAGGAAGTCATCTGTGACAATGATCTTACTCTCGTCTATTGGTTCTGGTTGTAACATAAACACTTATAATCTTTAATTGGATAGAGGTTATACCTCGTGACATATTTAATCACATGATCTTCACACTGAAACCAACACTTCTTGTTATCTTCCTTACGATTTTCTAGAAACCATGGGAATGTCTCCACGTAAGGAAATAGATTTAACTTACGTGAATTCTGATATCTAAACTCTGATGCTGGTGTACTCTTGCCCTTCGCTTTCGCTGTTGTACCAGAAGTCTTGGTAGTCTTCTTGCGTGGCGTCACTGATGTTAACGCTTTGATATTCTCCTCTAGTTTTCTTTGAGTAGTTCGTGAGGATGATTTGTTCGTTGACGACTGTCCAACCGATTTCATCTCCTTCTTGCCAGTTGAGTTCGTTGGTGATTTCTTCTGGGATTTCAATGTAGTAGTCCTCTGTGTCTTTGTACTGTTGTACTTTAGTGATGTACTTATTTGATGAATCCATTGTTCTCCAACCATTCACGTGTCATAGGAGTTGGTTCATAATCCAACCACATTGTTCCTGCTGCACAACTCTCAAGTGCCTTCAATGTCATTCCTTCAGTCTTACCTGCCCATGTTGCTTCCTTCTCCCACGGAATTGCACCTGGTTGCAATACATATGTCCGCTTCACCATCTCTTGCCACAACATTGGCACGTCATCTTCAGGCATAATGATAGCAATCATACTATTATCAATCGTACCTGCCATACAATCCTGCGCTGCATGCCATCCTTCATGACGCATGACACTCATGAGTGTATTAGGACGACCCATAAATGCCTTGTTCAAGAAGAAGTTATTACTCACAGTATGATAGACACCACGATGTCCTACAGGGAAATACTTCTCATCCGCAAGATATACTCTGACACCAACTTGATTCAATGCTACAAGCATATGATTGAATTCATTGGCAACAGGATAGAAAGAATCTGTGTTGTCATACTGAGAAGAAACATCCAACAGAGAGGACACTTCAGTTACATCATCAGTACACTCCTGAAGAAGCATACATCCCATGGAATGGTTGGAATAGTAATCATCATCTGTAAGAGGATCTGCAATTGCAGGAGTGCCCACATTGGCAGCAAGTGCTACTACAGTACCAACAACAGCATTAATCAGTTTAGTTTGAAAGGGCATAACCATGTGTCATAATCAGTTTGTTCAATTCTACCATCATTATATAAAATGTCAAGGAACTTACTCCAATACTCTTGCTTTGCAGGTATGTTACCACGTAGTTCGGGATGCCATACCTTAAGCATCTTTCGGCAGATCCATACTGCCTCCTTCTTTGTTAGGTATTCCATAGTTGTGAATAAAATAGAGAAAACTTTTGAGTGAACGTTTGATACCCAAACTCTGTTTAATCTCCAACCAATCTTGATACTCTTGTTCTAGAGTATCAATCAGGGGAATCTTCGCTACAAAGGGCTTTGATTTTGTTGATGTCATACAGAATCTTCTCTGCTAGCGCGTGATCTTTCTTGTTTTCCGCTTCCATGTACAACAGTATCAATTCCTTGATTTGTTCATCCATGTTGGAGCGATTTGTAGAGTTCTGCGAGCTCATCTTCGTTGTAAAACAAAGTTTGCTCGTTTATGTAGCCCTCTGGATCCATCCATTCAAACCACTCATCTGCAAAATGCAGTGCATCATCAACACGATCATCTGCAATTAGTTCACGAAAGCGAGTCATCATCCATTCACAAATGTCATCGCGTTGTTCGGATATCCGAAGAGCATCAACGTTATTCATAGTTTGATAAGAGTCAGTTTGTTGTTGAGGTGATCGTAAGAGACAAATTTAACGTCTTTAGGCAAAGATTGCATCAATGCCTTGGTAAATTCAAGAGTGTAATGACCATGATAACGCCAGAAGCGTCTGTATTCGTCTGTGAGGGGTTCTGCAGTGGTTGTGACAGGTACACTGTACTCACCTCTGCTATAATGCGTTGGAAGCGGTTTTAAGAGGGTCTTGATATCTGCTACAATTAATGGAGCAGCATGTTGGGGTTTCGTCTTAGTATATCGGGACAAGTAAATCATTTGACGAAGACCTCCTGAAGTTGTTCTTGAGATAGTTGTTGTGCTTGTTTGAGTAGATTACACATGTGTGCAACATACTCAACATCCTCTTCATCTGGACTGAATTCATAAGAACCAGACCAATCCACGCTGCCGTCATCATTAACAGCAGCACCAAACATATAACCGTCATCTTCAATGGCAAATGCATTACCATCAGCAACGAGATAGAACAGGGGAGCAGACATGAGATAAGATCGGATGAACTACAGTATACTATGTATGAAGTGGGATGTCAACCGGTGTAACCAGCATTGCGATAGAGGTAACCACCGGCCCAGTCAGCGTTTTCAAGCATAAACTCACGCTCTTTGATGATCAACATGTTGAAACGAACACCTTTGGCAGGTGATTTGATAGATGCTGGTTTGTATACTTCACCTGTCTTCTTATCAACAAATGCGTGAACAGAGCGATTACCACCATCAGTAGTCATCATCACCTTGTGATACTTGCGACCAGTGTCCACAGTGAACTGATATGCGCCAATGTTATTCTTCAGGTCCGCAATCTTCTGCTCATGATACTCTCGGTTCACGGAAGATGCCATGAAAAACTCTTGGCGACGAATGCTCTCATTCACGAAGTTCTGCTCAAGTGCTTGACACAGCGCGAATGTATGACCTAAGATCGCTTGTGCGATGTCGTTACGTGCCTCAGCAGATGCAGCGTAGTCAGCGAAGGTGGTGGTCACAGTGGTGGTTTCCTTTGGTATGAATATAGTATAGGCTGGATCAGAGCAGATCCAATGCCTCTTGTGACAGTTCTTCAGTTGGCATGTCCTTGTTAAAGTCCATGTTCATGTCATCATTGATCTCGTCAATTTGCTCTAGGAGCCAACGATCAAGCATTACTTCGGAAATAGACATTAGTTAAAATTAATAGTTAGTTGTTCAAATTCAAGATGATCACAACATGTGTCATCATCATGTAGATCAATCATGTCAGTGTCAACATGACTGAATAGTTTATCAAATAGGTCGTTAACGAACTCTTTGGATTGTGGAGTCATAGTAGTTCATCATTTTGGAATCACGCTCTGCTAAGAATAGCAGGTAGCATGTGAGAGCGACAACAGTAAAGATGCCACCTAAGAGATACTGAGTGATTCTCATCAGTTGTTCTCACCAAACATTTCGTTGAATAAGTTGCGACCATCGTAGTCCATGTTACGCTCACGATTGGCATATGCTTCCATACGTTGGCGAGCAGTGTGCTTATCAACACTGTAAGGCAAGTAGAGCATTGTACCGTTGGGGAGTTGCTGGAGCATGGTGTTGGTTGCTTATGTGCTTATTATAGGGTCATTCCTCCACCTGTAGCGCGTACCTGTGCCACTTCTCTAAGTGGTCATACAGAAACGCATCATCAACATGCTTATGGTATACATGGTCTTTAGGATACTTCATCATCATATCCATTACAAATTTCATTTGTTCCGCAGTGAACGGAACTCTTACAATAGTCATTCTCCTAATACGGGGATAACATCTACAGTACTCACATTAGGATCTTCTTGAATGTTCTTCACCAAATGTAGTACATCAGCATCATTAAACAAGACAACAGATTGCCTACTGCTACATCCTTTCTGCTTACGCTTCCACCATTCAACACGGTATTTCACAATGAAGATCCTCGCTGGAATTTAGTAACGTCACCAAGAGTAATATGAGCAGCATAACCATATGATGTGCTACCATCATCATTGTACACAGGATCCTCTTGCTTAATATCTTTTCTATAATATGCATCAGTATCAAAATCCTGATCAACTGACATCAAGCACCTCAACTCTTCTGCACGATTTGCTACTCTACCATGTATATCAATCACATCCTGGATACAAGATATAATCTCTTCATACGCTTGTCGTGCTGATACTTTATCATCTTGGAGATAATCATCAATCGCATCTTGCATACGAAATTTGCGTTGGTGCTCATAAGATCCTTCTTGCATTAGTTGAACTCCTGTTGACGACGTTGTTGTAGGTATTGAAGAATGTCTTGTCTCCACTCCATTAGTTCATTGAAACATTCTTGATTGTGAGCACATGACCGAAGTCTATTGTCAGGCTTCAATACACTCTCGTAAAACAAACCGAATGCATCCTTACGCTTTTGCTGCTTCAAATCATAATACTCAGACATAGTGCCCCTAGAACTGGTGTAATTATAGCATACTTTAACTTAAAAAGTTAAGTATTGTTGGTGTAAGTGGTTTAAGTATCTGCATAGCAGTATAAACTCCAGTATCATTTATATCTACTTCAGCACCTACCTTATTTGAGTTGATGGGGGCATGGTAAGTGTGCGTAGTGCTTCTCTTCGTTCGCTTGAACTTGACGAATCCCCAGATGGTACGAATAGGACTATCAGTAGTATAAGCATAACTTTGAGTGTTACAAAGCCATACAGCAACCACATTACGTTTGAAATCCTTACATTCATAGTAATAGTGCTCGGGTGCTTTATGTGGAAAATCTGAGGGTAGTTCTATCATCAACCTACTGCCATTGGACGATACTCTGAGCGAGGCATTTGCTCAAGATGGTAATCAGTGACGAAAGAACCGTTACCGATACGCTCATTCCACTCGTTACGTGCTGTTAGCATAGTCACGGTGCTGTAGGACTTGAGACCGTTAGAACGCCAGGTGACACGCTTCTGGAAACGCTTAACACCCTCGTCAGCGATGAATGCCTCAGGAAAGAAGTCAACGACGGTGACGTTAGTGGTGAGTTGCATGTGGTGGGATTGAAAATGGGTTGTGAAGGCGGCAGATGTTTGTCTCTGCTCTTACGTGTCTTGCCTCCACTCATCTAATATACACGGTTATGGGGTGCTGTGCTGGTTTGGTGGACAGTTCAGCAACTGTCATAAAGCAATGAGTTTTTGGTAGAGAATGGATGGCATATTTTATACTGTCCCTTGACGTGACTCTTACCAATAAGATCTTTATTGATATAGTGTACAGTCAATGATGGATGATCAATCCAATCTGTATATGTCCATGATGCAGATCGTACATATTGATTGCCTCCTTCTTCACATTTCTTTCTTATTTGTGAATCAAGTTTATGTGCTACAGCATCAATAGTAAACTCTACAACGTAATGTAGTATGCCATGAACAAACAACCCATGAATAATAGGAAGATTGACGTTAGTGTCCTTAACATATCTTGCTCTAGTATAATCGTTGAAGCACCCGCTACCATTGGTAGTCTTATTAGTATAGTTCTTTGGTTTAATCTCTTTCTCTATGTTAGTCCCGATTTGAATTGCATCTCTGCCAAGCTTACCAGGAAGAGGGTTACATCCAGCAACACGAGCAACAATATGCTCACGCAAAGTGGAGCTATTGGAGTCGTTGATGTAGACTTCATACAATTCCTCAAAAAGATCACATTCTGTTTGTGTAGGATGACCTAGTGCTCGGTCAGTTGCAAGTGAAATTAATTGTTCGGAGAACATTAGATTGATGGACAACTCACATAGTATGGCACATGTATTTGAATATGTCAAGGTCACTGTGACAGTTATTAATCGTCCACTGCATCAACCGACTCAATATCACACACTGGCACTTCATGCTCACCACCAATCATGTACCAGTGCATTAACTGTCCATGATATTCGGGATGTGCAACGTATTCTGTAGTATACTCACGTTCACCACAATACAACAACTCACTCTCAGGAATACAATGCTCTTTCAACATTGCTTGCAGTTGCATATGCTGCAATTCTACTTTTGATGGTACTTTCATTTAAATAATGGTCCCCACACCCACGATACTAGTACATTTCTAACACCACTTGTAACTGGTTTTACTCTATGCTCCATAAGTGAAGGAAATATTAATATATCACCATAATCTAGATTGATCTCTTTTGTATTAAGTTGACCAGCACGTACACTTGCAAACTCAAACTCCCCACCTTCATAATCTTCTTTATGACTGAGCATTAATGTCATTGATAATTTTCGTGTCATTAAATTGACTTTATCATCACTCATCATCATATCATTATGCCAATCAAAATGATCTTCTTCACTATCATATCTCAGATATTGAACGTTCTCAAAGAATGAGAGGTCAAATTGCCAAATATCAGTAGCAGGATTTACTTCATTAAATTGAGCGAAGACGAATTTCATAACATCGTCATTTTCAATGACTGACATTTTACACTTTCTTCTATCAGAAAGATATGCAGACATATCTTCCTCAGGAGATGTTGATCCTGTTACTCGTGCGTCATTTAATTCTAAGTTAGAAGCATCTATATTATTCTCTAGATCTTCCATTAATTGTTTAGGTATGGTAGTTCTTCTAAAACTAAAGAACTGACTATTATATTGTAAACTCATTTCATATCAGAATGTAATTATATTATATCATGAAGCAGCAACTTTATTTGTATATGGAATAGATCCTGCTGGTGTTACTACATATGCTTCAACAAAGTAATCAGAATCCTCTAACTCTTTTAGTAAGGGGAACCAATTACGTGCAGTATCAATAGCAACTGTTTGTGTGTCAAATTTGTAGAATGTTAATGTATTTGAGAATATCTCTTGTACTTCATCCTCGTCAATGATATCATCATCATAGAATGCTAGAATTTCTTGCTGTTTCTCTGATGAAAGATAACACCAGTTGGTATTATCAATGACTAGAATGTATTTGTTTTCTGCTTTTGCATAGTACGAGACCAATTCATATAGTCTCTCTGGATTCATTGATACTAACATTAGATCTCTCCGTTTTCAATTCTTGTTATCAAAGCTCTTATGTACGCTTCTGGGTCCTCTGCAGGATGAGATACTCTTACAGCATCTACACTATCTGATCTCATTCCATTCTCAGTCATTAAGTTTATAGTTTGATCTCTAAATTTTCTAACTGGTCTTACACCAGATAGTTTAGCATCTTCATCTAATATAGATTTCATTGTCACATAAATTGCCATCTTTTGTGCGAAACTATTAACAGCAGGAGATGTTAGTTTCCAGAAATGATACTCACTAAACAAATATTCCTCGTCTACACCTTGAGTACCAAGTACTTCAACATTTAATGCCGGAATATCTAATGTTTTTCTATGTAAGTATTCTTTAGGAGTGATTGGAAAACATACATCGTATGGTAATTCTACCTGATTTTGATTAAACAATTCACGTAAATATGTTCTATATTTTTGATATAATACTTTTTCCTCTGCTGTTACTGGAGCATCTTCTACTTGAGTCCAATCAGATTCATCTAGTAAGAATTTTCTAACTAACTTTACCTTGTCCCAGTTTAATGTAGCATCTGCTCTAAACTTTTGCTGAAGTGCTTTTTCATATTCTGCTTCACCAATTTCTTTATATTGGATAAACTTCTCTGATATACTATTGAATAAATCTTCAACTGGTACGAAGTCAGTGATTGCTGCTGGATCAAACTCATAAGATACCCACTTACCATCTTTGGTTTTAAAGTTTCTTACATACTTATTTCTTTGCACCAAATAGGTTTTATCCTCTTTGTATACAAACAATTCCAGTCTATCCTTAGGAGTATCCCATGTAGGTGTGATAATAGGAGCAATTTCTCTCTCCCAATAATCATCATTAATAGTTTTTGAAATACCTTTATAATTAATTGTCTTATTAAAGGCATTCAAAGTCAATAAAGATTTTGACATTTGGATAATCTTAAGTGCATGAAGTATTTATCTAGAACGCCTTAATCAAGTATTTTGCTCTATGATACCTTGTAATCAAAGGTATAGTTTCTTGTACTCGTGCTGATGCAGTTACAGATATTGGAGTGGATGACGACAATTGGAATTGTCCATCAGTGAATCTCATATTACTCTTAGCTGCACTAACTGTTCTTCTAAGACGATCAATTCCATCATCAGGACCACAATCACCTAGATTACTAGGAAGAGTAGCATCTACTGATGGGACAAAGTTTTGCTGTATCGCAGGGTCATAATTAAATCCAAATTGAGCCAGTCCCCAGTTATCATTAGTATCTCCCGTTCCTGCCTCATCATTATCTCCCGTACCCACAGGACGATTTTGACGAAGAATTAGATAAATTCCATTAGCTCTGGCATTATTATTATCATCAATTACAGTAGAATAATTCGCATATCCACTTGCACTAACAGTGGGTCCGGCAATTTGTGATAATAATGTTTCCGAAGTTGCCTCAAGCGAAGTCTTATAGTATAAGAAAAGTCCTTCTTCGGGAGCATCACCACCATTAGTATTATTTCCTCTAATAACAGTAAAGGTTGCTTGATTTACATTTGTTAGGTTAAATGGTCCTAATTGTAAATATCTACTTCCAGCACCACTAAACAAGACATACTTTGTTGCTTTAGTTCCACTCAATGTTGATGCAACTGGGAAATTTGCTCCTGTTGCGTTGGTTACCTCAACTCCAAGACTTGAAGAATGCCATATACCACCACCAACTGTATTTGGAGTAGCAGGGAAAGCTGGAGCATCTGATGGGAAATTAGGAACTTCGTAATATCTTCCTGCAGGAGATGTAATTCCAATTACATTATCATCACCCTCAATTCTTTCATATACTGATACGGTAACCGTTCCTGTGCTGCCACCTCCACCATTACCTGAACCACCGGCACCAGCATTTCCAACTGAACAAGCAATAGCAGTAGGATCACCTTTATAACTGAAAACTATTCTTGATCCTGATCCACCGCCACCACCATCTGGATTATCAACTGGTTGTTGATAACTAACGGTAAAGTTAGCGTATCCACTACCACTAGAACCAGAAGATTCTGAATAACCAGAAACATAATTAGTATTTACAGCAGATCTACCTGCCTGACCACCAGATCCTGATCCAGTGTTAACGTGACCAGCACCAGCTTGACCACCTAAACCGCCGTTACCACCGCCATTAGGACCAGCGCCTCCACCGCCTCCACCGCCTCCACCAGCGGTGCAACCAGAAGCACTACCAGCACCACCACCAGTGAAACCGATAGAACTTGCTGTATATAATCCTTGACCTGGACCTAGACCAGGACCACCAGTCCAACATGGGTCAGTGACAGAACCACCATTGTTTCCGCCACCGTTACCGCCGCCGCCTCCACCGCCGCCAGCGCCCATTAGGTTACCAACACCACTAGAAAGTTGAGTAGCACCACCGCCACCACCACCTGATCCGCCATTACCCCATGCGCCGCGTCCACCAGTACCACCCTGAGCAGCGCCACCACCGCCATACGTTGTACTTTCTGCAGTAGATCCAGCATGAATGTTTTGACCAGTGCCACCTTTTTGACCAATGGTGAAACTTAGATTTCCAGTAGCAGAAATATTGCCAGTTAATCTTCTACCACGAGATCCAGTACCACCAGTTGTACCACATCCTGCAGCACCATTTCCAGGTCCATTACCTCCTCCACCACCAGATATATCTGCATATACTCCTGTTATACTGCCACCACTAGGAACTACAGATGAAGGATTAAATGATCCACTACCGTTAAAACTTCTATAAGCGGTGTTTGATTGCATACTATCTTGATCACCACCAGTACCACCAGATCCACCTCCACCCTGACCACCATTTTTACCAGATCCTGCAGTTCCAGCCTCTGTTACATCAAAATTAAATCTATCATCATTCAACAAAGCAGCGGGAATAGAATAAGTTCCTCCTCCACCTGCTCCACCACCACCATTACCAGAAGAACCACCTTGACCACCATTAGCAGTAATAGTATAGTTGATACCATCAACTGTAAGAGTAGCACTTGCACTCCCACCGTTGCCACCACCGCCAAAGGATCCGCCACCGCCACCACCAGGAGCTAATAAGGTTACTTCATAACCACTTACTGTGCTTGAATTGTTAGGACGCGCAGGAACATTTAATGTTCCACTATTAATTGATTGATTATATATTTCTTGTCCAAGATCTGCATCAGATGCAATGATCTCTTTACCACCAATAGTTGTAACATTATCAACAACCCAAACTCTAGGTTGATTTTGAACTTGAGACTCTACAAAATATCCACCTGCCTCTCTAATTGTTCCACCACTTACACTTCCAGCACCTATAGCAGGTTGAGGTTGTAATCTAACTTGATTATTACTAAAACCTAATTCTTCTACTGTATAAGTTCCATCAAAAGTGTTAGTTAAAGCAATTGTGACAGCATCTCCAATAGCAAATCCATGATCTGTAGCTGTAGTAACAGTAAGAAATGTACCATCACTAGTAGTACTACTAATCTGGACCGTTGGTGGTGTTGTGACATTATAATTATAACATCCATCCCAAGTTACATTTGGTTGTGTGCCACCTGTTAATCCAACTTGTGCAACTCCAATACTGTCATAAGCATTGGGGTTTGCAGCATCAAGGGCGTCGGCATCACCCTGGAATTCATTCGGACCTGTTCTACTATCAATAACTTGATGCAAGTCAATTCTTACGTTAGACGTTTGATACTGCGGGGGGATATCAACTACCAGTCTCTTCCAGAATGCATATGCCGCATCAAATTCGTCAAAACTTAAACCAGAATCATCTTTAGAAGGTAAAAGAGGATATGTACTACCATCTGGCCAGATTAATGTCAATCCTTCACCTGCATGGTTAGGACGTTCTCCACCATTATAGTCATTACCTGCGATAGCAAGAACAAATAGTTTTGTATAATTACTACAATCTATATCAAATACAAGACCTCTATCAACTGCCAAGTCATCTTGTAATGTTGTTCCCAAACTAGAATATGCTGCATATTTTGTTTGTTCTAAACCAGGATTAGCGAATCCACCAGTTTCACCAGCACCACTACCCCATTCAGTAAGAAAAAGATCATTATAATCAAAAGTCATCTCAATGAAAGTCGGATCATCTACTGCATACACTTTATCTGGTAAGTAGTTTGATGGTTTCTTTTCACCAATACCATCAGTATTACCATAAGTAGCGATAGCTGAATTGGCAGGTCTTGATCCTGCTAATCCATGAGAGTGACCTAATGCACCACCATCTCCAGCAGGACCACCGGGAACAAATTCAAGAACACCACCAGTATAATTTACATATTGTGTAGTAAATGTATCTACACCTCCCATAGTTGCTAGCGATCTCTCTAAAACAACACTTCCTAAAATATAGTGATTATGTTGTGCAGGACGTGCAAAAATATAATCTTCTGTAGGTCCTACTCTATATGTTTTTTCTCCGGTAGCATATGCACTAATATCTGATATTACATCACTATATCCAGTAGTAACAACATCACTAATTTCATAAAATTCTTGAGGAGATTCTAATGTAGACGTTGGAATATACCATTGTCCACCAATATCACCAATATTCATGGTGATTCTATCACCTACTAGTGGACTACCAGATCCTTCAATACCTTCACCATATCCAATTAGTTTTCTATCTCTATAATCTGGAACTCTAAACTCACCTAAAATATATGGATAGTCAGATAGTTCAAATCCCTTTCTAATTCTAATCTCAGGTTGATTTGTTAGATCTCCAATCTTAATATTTAAACTAGTGTTAGTAATTCCAGATCCTGTTCCCGTGATGTCATAATTATCTGTATATGCTGGTGATCCATAATCAGGAATTAACTGACCAGATCCAGCAGCAAAATCCATATGAGTAACTAAGGTTTGCTGATTAGTTAGATTTGCAATAACATGAAGTCTATACTTATGCTTTTCACCATCAGGAGGTTGTGGACCAGAATATCCATTATTAACCCATTCTGGACTGGATCCAATTGATTGCTGCTCAACACTGTTAGTTAATTTCGTTACACCATTTGGGAGTGGTTCATTAACACTCATTCCGGTTTTTGATGATGGAATATTTTTGATATTCCACAATACAAATGATTGAATTGATAAATCTTCTAAGTAAACTTCATATGTATCTACGCTAACACCCTGAGGCATTCCAAATAAATTACCCCAAGAGATCTGCATCGTATCATTACGAGCACCTTGATCTTTATATTGAGTGAAGTTTGTTGGATATCCACCACCAGTTAAAGGATCATAAGTACCAGGATCAATTGCAGGAACTGTACCATAATGAGCTATAGCAAGATCATTAAGTGTATCTGGTGATGCTAATACTGATGATGAACTAATACTCCATGTTACAGTTGCTCCAGGAGTTCCTGTAGTATTATCAGTAGGGTCATAATTTACAAGTAGTCTATAAACATGAGTATCAGATCTTTCTGCTAAATTTTGATAAAAAGAAGCATATGATAAATTATACTCTTTATTTTCTTGAACTACACCTTCTGATGAAGTGTTAGCAACATTAGAAGTTGTTGCCCATACATCCACATTATTAGAATCATCATAGATTCTAATAGCAATACCACCAGGATTATTAGCCCAATCTTCACCAGCACCGTTAGTAACACTAAATGAAAATGGATATGATCCAGCAGGAACATTTCCTAAATCTACTGTGTTATCTTGCCCTTCTTCAAATGAAGAGCCACTACTATAAGTAGTGCCATTAAATGTTATAGTGCCTGTATTATCAGTCGCATATTGAACTTTATAATTGCCAGTTGAAGGAATATCAACAACAGCACCAGTATAAGTATGAGCAGTTCCACCCAACGATTGGTTCGTTGATACGTATACTGAATACGCCTTCATGAACTCGCTCCAGACAGAAGCGTAAGGTTGCACTGCCTTTTTCCAAACTCTAGATCCAGGAAAATCCTTTAATTCACGAAATGATAATGTCGCATTATGAGGAACTACTCTATCATAGGATGTTACCCCATTAGCTTTAATTATTTCTTTTCCATAAATTTCTGCATATACATTGCCACCATCTACAAAAGTTCTGTATACTGTTCCTGCTGGTCCTGCTGCAGTTTGAATGATAGCATTTGCAGAAATTCTTTCATTACCATTAGCACCAGATCTTTGTAAGTACCCATTACCTAAATTTTCATACAATAAAGGATAATCTTTGATAGAATACTTACTGCCATCACAATATAAGTATCCACGATGAGAATAATGTGGATCTTGTGTTGGTAAATTATTCGTCGGATCAGAATTATTGTCTACTAAAACTGGTACAATAGCACCAATCTGAACATATGACCCGCCTTTATCGGAATAAAAATTTGGGAGAGTGGATCTGTAATTTGCCATCAGAACTTAATTAGGTATTCCGTTACAATGTAAGGCTGTATGTATTTATCTGCCTTTTTCTCAGTATTAATATCAATCACAATTTGAGAATCTAGTCCAGTATCAGCTCTTGCCTGTGCTGCTCTAGTTATCATTTTATACGTATGCGGATCATCAGCTTCAAGTGGTATTCTATGTCTATGAATTCCTTCATCTCCAAAGTCACCAGATAAAATTGATATGTTAGACACTGACCCATATCCTGTAGGATAATATTCTTCGTCTAACATTGTGAATGGTAAGTTTTCACCTAGTCCTTCAAAATTAGTCAAAGTGTCAGAATTAACGAAGTCAGTATCAATACCAGCTGGGCAACCAAATATCCCGTTTGGACATACACAATCAACTGTCCAAGTTGGATCATAAGTTATATTACTAAATGTAGTAGTCTCTCCTTCGCGATTGTTGCCTTTGTCACAATCAGAGTCTAATCTAATATTCCATTCCTTATTCTCTATTTGTCCATCTCCAGGACAGTTAGAAGTTGCAGGCCATAAGCAATATCCCTGAGTAGTAAACTCTCCACAAGCAAACCAACATGCTCCATACTGGTTAATTTCATTAGATGGTCCAATCAGTGTAGATACATCATTTTGCCCTGGTCCGACTCCACTTCTGGTTAATGCCGATGCTGTTGTTATCTGCCAATAACAAAGTTCCTGTCTCGTATTTGCCCACCATTGACAAACATTAAGTGAAGACATGGATCTAATAGAATTATTTTGATTTGCAGAAAAATGATTTCCACTTCTATCAAATTGTCTGGCACGACTAGTTGTAGTTCTGTGTAGGTGAGGTTGGAACATATTATTCTGAACACCCGTTTCAAACGTATATGCTCCCGTTTCAAGTGAAAATGACGGTTCTCCTCTCAACTCTTGTGTTTGTGGAGGAATATAAAACTCACCATTATATGTTAACTGAAATGGACTTTCAATGTTTTGAATTACATCTAATCCAACACCAGCTTTTATAACTTGATTACCATTAACATCAGTTACATATAAATCATTGTATAAACCAATGTTAGCAGATGTTGTTGCCCTGATATGTTTACTTCTTAAGTCAGGTATCTGAAACTCATTTACTGCTAATATAGTACCGGGTTTTTTATAACGACAACTGTCACCAACTCCCAGAACAGAAGCTAATAAAGGATATTCAGAAGCAAATAATACACTACCATCACATCTTAGATAACCTGCAGGTAACAAATCTACATTATCTTTAGGTTCATTAGTAGGAAGTTGTGTAGCAAATGATATGATAGTTCCAGTAAGAGACCCTAACTTACCTCTCTCTCTGTTATAGAATACTGCCATTTTTTAGAACGCCCTAATAATATACATTATGGTTAGTGATGGTGTATTTGGATTAACTGCAATTGTTAATGCGGTGTCAACACTAACAGGAACTGTAGTACCAGTAGAAACATTATTAACTAATACCGTTGTTGGTAACGCAAGACTTCCACGATTCATCGTCACCTCCATCGCATCATGGGTATGTGACTTCAATGTAGTATTTAGCCACCGATCGGACTCGTGGTCTAGTGTTGAAGGAAAAGTATCAGTGACACCCAGAGCTATTGGTTGTAGTTCTCCGACCTGAAAAGGTGGATCATTTATATACGCCTGTGGCATATCCACTCCTCTATGATAATCAGGGACATCTGGGGATGGATAATAATTTCTTCGTCCTTGATATCTTCCTGCAGGAGGAAATGGTCCGGTGTGTGCTTGTGTTTGAATATTTGGTATTGATAGACCATTATCTTCATATCCCTGCTCAATTTTACCTACCTTAGGTATATCTCTAGCCTGCTGTTGAGGAACAAGTGCCATACTAAATGGAATTGTTACCTTTTTGTCTAGAATTGGAGCAGTAAGACCCCCATCATTCTCATCATACCATGTAACATCACGCTCTCCACGTAAAAATGTATGTGGAATAGAATTAGCACCTCGGTTTCCAATAGCAGTAACACTCGTAACCTTACCGGGATTATCAGGTAATGCAGTTCCTGGTTGGAATTCCATTAGAGGATTTGCAATAGGTTGCACACCGGTAAATTTATCAAACTCACTGTCAGTAGCTGGTCTATGTGTATGTGCTGGAGTATGATCATTACCAAGTTTTCTTGGTAAAACATATACTGTATCACTGTAAATTGGATCTGATAATGTAATGCCAGTAATTCTACCGGAAAGGTTATCAGATGGTTCTACTGTAAAAGTAACATCAACATCAACATCTGGTTCTGTATCTGGTAAATCACCTTCTGTTCCATTTTTACTAAGATATGTTCCCAATTCAAGTAAAACATCAGTTGCTATTCTAGATGGTTCAATATCAACTAATGCAACCTGATTTAAATTAGGTAATGCAAACAGATCTACATGTTTTGATGCATCATGACGATCACTATCAGAATTAGGATTGTAAGGAAAACCATTTACAATACCAAAATTTACTCCCATGACTGATGTAGTATCAGTTGGTTCAGGAAATGGTCCATATGTATTTCCAATTACTTTAGCAAGTAATGGATAATCTGCAGCATTTAATGACTGAGTAGTAGCATTACATATAATCCAACCAGTTGGTATGTTATCATTGTTCTCTCCAATCGCTGAACCACCACCCCATGGCATAATTGTACCAATTGGGGCGATTTTTGTTGACTTAATTCTACCGTAATTTGCCATCTATCAAACCTCTTTGAGCCACCATCCAGTTACAGAAGAAGAAACAATTGTTCCTTGCGAGTCTGTAGATCCTAGGTAGATCAAGGTAAACGCTGCATTTGGTGTTTGTACAACTAGTTCACCAGCATTGTATGGAGTGGATCCACCTAATCCAATTGTTGTTCCTGAATTGTCACCTTGAACTCTAACCTGTGATCCCGATGCTCTAATGACTAGAGATGTATCGTAAGTTAGATTACCACCAACCTCAATGATTTCAACTCTATCTCCACTTTGAGCATTCTCTGGTAGGAATAGAATCATTTCATCTTGGTTTGTTACGTTAACAAAGTAAGTAATGTTAGATTTCAGATTCTTATCATCAGCATCAGATCCAGTAGATACATATCTGGCATGTCTACCACCACTACTGGTGTAGAAATTGTTGATGCCAAATGCGTCAATAGAATTATCTTGATTAACTACGAACTTATCAGCACCGTTAATACCAAGATTTTCAACAGATAGTTTCGGTGCCTTCGGTGGAGACTCTTGTGGAGATCCAACAACCGACCAAGTATTACCAACTAAACCATTACCAAATGTGTCAATCTTAAATGATGGGTCACATGACTGTGCATCTGTAACAACGTTTTCTGGACAAGTTGCTGGGAAGAGAGTAATATTACCTCTTCCAATAACACCTGCATCAAAGAAAATAGATCCGGAATGATCTGCATGACCATCATCATTAACAACTCTCAGGATATTTGTCTTACCGACAGAATCCTTCATGGTGATGTTACCACCAAACATGGTGAAGTCTTTGTTAAGAACTAGATCACCGTTTCTATGAGTAACATTACCATCTTGGAGTGTTTCATCCATAGAAGGTGTGTGATATTTTCCTAGTAAACCTCCATTAACAAGGAATACCTTACCATCCGGATCAGATGCGCTAGTAATTCTTACAAAGTTTGTGTAATCAAGTTTTGTTTGAACAATCTGTCCCTTATCAATAATTACAGAAGCGTAAGGAGTATTAGTTCCATTAACATCACGAGTTCTTTCTTCAATGTCAATCATTGAAGAAACCATAGGATGCTTCAGAATTCTAACAACACTAGTCGTAGTTGCTGGGTAAGTTGATAATCCATTTGCAGTTGTTCCTTCTTGAGCAGGAAGACATCTCAAAATATTTGAGGTGCTATCAACTACCAAAACTTTCATGATTTCCCAATCAGTTCCAGTTGTTCCCTTAGCATTAATCTGAGATGTATTACCAACCAGAACTAAATCATCAACGGCAAATCTGCCAGATCCAAGACCCAATTCAGCAACAGTTAGATAAACAGATCCAGCAATAGCACCAGTATTTGCAGTTGCAGTTAATGTTGTAACTGGACCATTAGCATTAGTTGTTTGAGGATCAACCCAATAAGAATAAATCTTTTGATCTTCTTCACTTCCACTATAAGCAGCTACAGTATCTGCAGCAGACTCTAATCCAGGAAGAATTCTACTGATATCAATTCTTCTGATTTGGTTACCAATTTCAAGAGCAGCACTACAGGTATCAAAGTAAAGAGTGTTTTGCTCTTTACCGTTAGTAATGATAAACTCTTCGTTTTTAGTAACACGGAATACTACGTTTGTCAGAGATGCAGTGGAAACAATATTTTGATTAAGTCTAATAAAGTCTGTTCCGATCTCAATAATTCTAGTGTTACCGAACAGATCTGCATTAATTCCACCAACATTAAATTTAACAGTATCATTAAGTTTAACCTTAGCAATGTCAGTAGCACTGATATTAGTAATTGTGTCTACTAGAATGCTTGGAGCAACTGGTGTAATATTACCAGTGATTGTTCCTCTATCTGTAGTAGAACAACCACCATTCATATTGATGGAATTTTCAATTGTTACCGTACCACCGATATAAGTATCACCAGTTGTAGAATCAACAATGAAGACATCATTGTCTGGACTTCCACAGTCAGAAATTCTAAACTTCTGAACCTCTTGATTGAGTGATGTTAGAACCTTAAGGATTTCACCTTGATCAAAGGTGCCATCACTATTAGTATCTTCACGATCAACAATTACGTAGTCACTGACATTTAGATCTCCACCAAATTCTGCAAGATATACATTATCTTCAGGTCCATTTGCATCTAATTGTTGTTCAGTCCATGTAGAATCAAACTGTACATTAACCTTATAAATTGGTGTTGTATCTGGGTGTGTGTCTACTTGTCCAGTAAATGTACCGAAAGGTTTACGCTCAACTTTAATATAATATGGTGCGGTATTGATTCTAGTTAACTCTAGAACTTTCAAGAATTCTGGATATCCAGTTGTTGTAATTACTGGACTATCAACAATAATATAATCATTTTCAACAAAGTATGGATTACCATCTGCCTTTTCTGGTTTATTTTTAAGAGGTAGGTAGAATTCATTACCACTTAAGACCGGCAATCCAATGCTTTGATCATCTTGATATGAACTAGCACCCCAATTTCCAGAACCAGCACTATCAATTTGGTTATATCCAGTATCAGTAGTTGCAAGACGTGTGACATTTAAGATGTCAATATTCTTATTGAACTGAAGATCTGCAACGATAACTCCATCATCATGTGCAGAAATTGTTGTTCCACTCTGTCCTCTAGATGCACTGAATGCGAAGGATGCAAGTCCACCACACATATGCATGTTGCCGTTGAACTTAGCAGATGCAATAACTTCCAACTGGTTGTTAATAGTAGTCTTACCACCCTGACCAGCGATGTTAACTTCAGATGCATTTAGACCGAAGTTAATACTAGATGCAGAACCAGAGTCAGAGAAGAAGCTAACTGTACCAGCAGTAGTAGATAGTCTTACACTATCTGTAATAGTACGCCTAGTTCCTAACTGGAGATCGCCATTAACCTTCAGAGACTTAGTTTTAACCTCAGTGTATGATTGAGATTCATTGTTATTATATGCACCACCGATCTCAATCTTAGAAATATTTCCAAGAGGAGTGTCGGGAGTAGATCCGATAAAGATATTACTATTAAGGGATTTAGTGCCTATCTTAACATATTGTTCTCCTTCAGTTTGATTACCAATTTCAATATTCTGTACCGAACCAGCAATTTTGAGACCACTACCATTAGCAACACCAACAAAGGTGCTATCCATTAAGAAGTTAAATGTGCCTGAAGTAATATCAGTTCTGATTTCAGCAGTGTTAGTGCCACCACCACCATGAACTTCAATATCCTGTTGGAATCTAGCATCGTCAGTGAATCTAGATGTGCCATCAACAACTAATGCTCTGTCTAGTTCAGCATCAGTTACATTAATACCGACACGACCACTGTTTGTAGTTGCAACTCTAAGTGTTGCTTCATTTGCTGGTGTTGCACTATCACCACCAACTAAGAGTGCATAATCAGAAGTTGTTTCTGTTCTATTGGCAAATGCAGCATTGTCTAAGTAATCAGAAATAATCTTACCACTGATGAATGCATTACCAACAACATCAAGGTTTGCACGAGGAGCAGTTGCAACATCAACAAATGCAGTCTTATATGCATCATGTTCAGATCTTGCGACTGTGTTAATACCAAGTTTGTAGTTACCAATCTCTTCAGTATCAGTTCTAATTGTTTCAGCACCAAGAACTCCAAATTCTTTCCAGGAAGAATTAGAGAACTCTAGTCTTACATCATTTCCAAGTGCAACTTCATCACCCCATAGGCGTGGGTTATCATTAGCAACATTAGATCTATTCTCAATGAGAGCAATCTGACATGTATTGGCAGTAGATGTAAATCCATTACCGATGATTTGCCACAGACCATTAAATCCAGGATCACTAAAGTTACTAATTCTAATTTGTGATCCGCTAGTAATACCAAGTTGTTGGTTGCTTAGATTGTTACCCCAGGTAATGGTGATGACAGTGCTACCATTCATTGTGAAGTGAAGGATATTTGCTGTTGCAATTTCACCAAAGAAGTTAGCATAAATCCAACCTAATGATCCGGAACCACCAACTTCAGATCCCTTAAGAAGGATATCTCCAGCTAATGGAACTATAGATCCATACAATACATTTTGAGTAGCATCAAGTGTAGTTCCAAGACCTGTGTTATACAAAGGACTTTGATTGGGTGTGATATTTGACCCAAGGCTTCCAACTACATGATTTTGAATCTTATAACCTTGTGCAGCACCATTTGAACCACGTGGATTAAACTGGAATACAGAAGCAGCAACTCGGTTTCTTGCAATTACAATATCACCAAAAGTATCTTGATTGAGGAACTGATTAGTCTTATCAAGTGATGCGTCATCGCCATCACTAGGTGATACATTAGAAACTACAGTAAATGCATATTCTCTAACTCTACCCAGAACATTAATAGTCACAGGAGAATTAAATGTACTCATGCGATCCTGTTGATCACCACCATTAATAGTGATGTACTCATTGAATGTTACAGGAGTATCAAAAGTAGTAACAAGACTACCGATATCTTCAGTATCATCTTCAGAATCAACTAACTGTGCAGATTCTAGGAACTCTTCCTCACCTGTGATAGCATCAATCTTACGGTTACCAATGTATAGGTCACCATTAGAGTTCAGACCAGTGTAGAATACTAAACCACCATCTTGCTTCTTAGACTGTGCATAGAAGTCTTGAGTTGGTGTTAGAACGATCTCCTGACGGGCAGGAAGACCGGTTGAATAGTTACCAGGACCGAATCCAAGGTACTCAAAGGTATGGTTACCTGCACGAGCAATAGAAGGTCTTCTAAGTTCAACATAGAGACGCATATCCGACATTACAGTGCTGTCACCAGCAATAGGAATGCGACGATCTTCAGATCCAGATGCAGCATTACCCTTCTGCGCTCTCAATCTGTTGTCAATATTAGAATTGACTTGGGTGTAAGTATTTTGTATAAGTGCTTGCTGAGTCGTAAAGTCAATCATTGCTTCACGAGTCATTGAACCCTTGAAGTCATTAACTCTTACAAGACCGTGAGTATAGTTATCTGCAGCAGAGTATGTTGCAGGAACATCAAGTTGGGTGTTATCTAACTGCTTAAACCAAAGAGGATCATTCTTATAGTTCAGTGGATACAGTTTGCTGATTGGTTGAGAGAACTTAAAGTTACGGAAGTTACCTTGGTTACCAGCACCAGTTGGGAATGGAGAGATGTTACCACGAACAGCAGTTAGATAGTAGATACCATCTTGCTGACCGTAAATACGACGCTGAATTTCTTCAACATCAAAGATATAGAAGGTATCATCAAGTTCCCCAGTATCGGTTACAGAATCTACGTAGAACTGAACGTTTGCATCGTCAGTAATGATATCACCAGGAGTGATAGTATAAACTTTAGATCCAAGTTGTCTATAGTAGTATTCTGGATAGTCCTTACGAATAAGATCCTTAATGTATAGTGACTTACCGAAGTCTTCATCAGTCAGTAGGTCAGCAAATACTGCACCTTGAGCAAATCGGATATTTTCAAAAGCAGAATAGTCAATCTTACCAGAAATACCCTTAAGGATTAAATACCAGTCACTTGTATTTGGAACATTGAGTACCGCATGTACAAATGCATAACCTGAAGAATTACCATACCAATCAACTCTATTTGTGGAATTTGATTGAGTCTTATTAGCAACGAAAGAACCACCCTGAGGTGAAGTAACCTTAACTGTGGTAAACGTCTCATTCAACAATCCAACGTTTGTAATACCTAAGTCAAATACAGTCAGTTCTAATAGTTCGTCACCACTTTGTGTATCATTAAAGTATCTACCAGACTGAATAGTCATTGAGACATAATTAGAAGTCTCAATACTCTTAGCGTACTGAGTTGTACCTACAACATCTCTCTTGTATGGATCATATGCAGTCTCTTCATTTAGATTATTACTAAGGAAATCTGCCTTAGTGAAACCAATAACTTCATTTGCTTGTACTGGGTTGAAGAACCTTGCTTTTGTTACAGAACCAGATACTGGTTTAAGTACAAGTTTTTGTGGCAGAAGTTTTCTAGTTTCATCCTTACGAACTTTAATAGAGAATCCATTAATAGGATCACGAACTGCTTGTAAGTAATCAGGAATAACATAACGAAGACGATAGATACGATCATCTTTATCTCTTTCATCCTTGATCCTTTCAAACCAAGCATCGTTAGTCTTATCTTGACCAGAGATATCGCTATAAGTATTCTCATGCAGTCTAGTCAAGATACTTTCATCATACCTAGGATCATTAACATTAGAAGAATGATCCTCAACCTGCATATACCACTTACCATAAATTGCTGGTGTAGTATTTGGATTTAAATATGACGGATCATATTTTACAGGTGATTCACGCTTATCTGCAAATGTTGAGAAGTCGTAAGAACCAGTCTGGAATGTAATTGCATTAATATCAGCAATTGCATCTGACTTTGTTGCGTGAATAGTGAAAGTTTTTTCAGTTTGATATCTTGCCCAGAAGAATTTATCTCCACGAATTCTACCATTACTATCAGAGATAGAACTATCTCCAGCATAGTTAGAACCTACAAGAGGAACACTTCCACCTTCATTTGCTCTAAAGAATACCTGATGACCAGAAATATCTGCAAAAGGAACATCAAAGATATGTGGTACATCAGTACGAATCTTAGAGTTAGTATTTGCCTCTAGGATACAATTGTACTGATGCAAATCATAATTATCATCTAATACAAATTGATATACATCAATTTCAATATCAGGATCAATAGACTCTACTTCAGCAGAGTGAATATAGATACCTGCTGCAGCATTTTCTTTGCTGTTTGCAAGCATAATTTTTGTTTGATCTGTTCCGTTAAAGACTGAAGTTCCTTCATAAGGTTCGGGTTTTGTCTTTCTTGCAGGAGCAATTACATAATACTCTTCGTTGGTTTCAAAACCATTTGGAAGTCTAATCTTTCTCTTATCAACATCAACATAAGAGTTGGTTACGCTATCATAACGAGGACGTGGAACCAATCTAATTGGTGTGCCAGTTTCTAGGTTATGTGGGTTGGCACCAGCACCTGTTCTAAGAGTCCAAGTTGTTGCTCTAGAAGCAAGTTGTGTGGTAAGTTGAGAAGGTTCTACTCTAGGAATAGTATTCAGACCGGTCTGAATAATCGTTGAGATATTAGTAAAGAACTGACGAATAGCAGAAGCTTGATCAGCACACTCTGGATAAGAGGTATGTTGAGTAATGGTATCGTCAACAGTTGGTGAGAACTCAGATGTATATACGCCTGAAGTTAAAGTGAAGTATAGGTAGGAGTTTGTGGTGGTTGCGTTTGCATTTACCGATGGACCAAATGCAAGTCCGAGTGGAGACTCAACTCTATCAACTGACTGTAAGTATCCAGGATTTGCAATTGTATTATTAACAATCTGGAACAGAGTAGTAACAGCAGATGCTACATTCTGACAAGATCCGTTAGATACAGTTCTAAGAACAGATGAAAGTGATGTTGGCGTTAATACTGCATTCTGAACAATAGTAAAGAGTGTAGTAATAGTCGTTCTAGCATCCTCACATGATCCAACAGATAAAGTTCTTGCAACATTAGCAAGAGAAGATGGTGTACTGATAGCAACAGTAACTAGATCAGTGAATGTTGTCAGAGCTGATTTAACATCATTACATGAAGCATTAGATAGAGTACGGGTAATACCATATAGTAAATTACCAGAGGTAATGGTATTAGTAAGAACTTGAATCAACGTGGTGATCGTAGCTGCTTGTGAAGCACAAACAGGTGATCCATCAGCAGTAATCGTTAAGTCTTTAGATTGAGTTAATGTTGTATGACCACCGATGGTTACATCTTCGTTTCTCATGACCTCAATCATAAGAGCACGTGCTTCAGTAAACGCGAAAATTGTTTCGTTTACAGATCCTGAAGCATGTCCCCCAGTAGCATAGAAGTTAGCAGCATCCCATACTCTATCATTACCACCATATGCTAAGTTATGGGAAACAACTTCTACAACGTCCTTAATGTCATCAAGACAATCATCAGTTGTATATCCAGTAGGAGATGTATATGTTGGGAAGTTTGCTAACATTCTACCCAAAGCAATCTCAGAAATAAAGTCTTTGTTTGCTAGGATTAAGTTTCTTGCATCTGCAGACTTATTATCTACAGGTGTAGGAGCATCAACTGTAATAGTTGTATCTTTTGTCTGAGTTAAACCATGACTACCAATAAGGAGCATGGTTTCATTTCTCATTGCTTGGACCATCAGGTCTCTAGCATATTCAAAACATTGAATTGTTTGTGTTTCTTCGCCTGCTACATGAGCACCCTGAACATATAGATTAGCAGTATCCCATACACGATCATTGCCACCAAATGCTAAGTTATAAGAAACTTCTTCAACGAAATCAGAAATATCATCAATACAATCTTGAGAATTTCCTGACGGACTAACAAATCCAGGATTTTCTGCAAGCATTCTTTCGTATGCTTCAGAAGCAATCAATGCCTGATTGGAAATGATTAAGTTGCGAGCATCACCATTACGATCAATTACTGGATCTGGTGTGTTGTATGTAATTGATGTATCATAGGTTTGAGTTAAACCATGCGATCCGATAGAGAGAACTTTTTGGTTTCTCATTACCTGAGCAGCCATTTCTTTTGCTTGCTCAAATGCATGATTTGTCTCTGCCTCTTCACCTACTACGTGAGCACCTTTAACATAAGAGTATGCTGCGTCCCATGTCTTATCGTTACCACCATATGCTAAGTTATCAGCGACTGCTTCTAGCAGATCTCTAACATCATCAACACAATCGGCAGAAGTATAACCAGAACCATACGTATGGGCAGGGTACACATTCATCATTCTTGCTACTGCTTCTTCAGCAATAAGTTCTTTGTTAGCAAGAATTAGATTACGAGCATCGCCATAACGATCTTTTACTAGTTCAGGTGCTTCATATGTAATAGTAGTATCTTTCTGTTGTGCTAAACCATGAGCTCCGAAGATGAATACATCTTCATTACGCATGACTTGGATGCACATATCTCTAGCATATGTGAATGCTTTGATAGTCTCATCTTCTTCACCAGCAACATGAGCACCGGTTTCATATAAGTATGCTGCATCATAAGTAACAGCATTACCACCAAAGGCGGTATTTTCTGCAACTGCTTCAATTACATCAATAATATCATCCTTACAATCCTGTGGATTACCTGTAGGAGTAACAAATCCAGGGAAGTCAAGGACCATACGATCATATGCTTCAGCAGCAATGAATGCTTTATTGAGAAGGATTAAATCTTTCGCATCTCCATAACGATCAGATACCAGTTTCTTCTCACTGTATACTGCTTTTTGACCCAACTCAATCGTAGTTGCATCAATAACACGCTTAACATAGGTGTTATCTGGGATGGCAGGAGCATTAGGACGTGAAGCTCCAGCATTTAACTTACCATCAGTAAACTCAGAAGGATCGTAATCTGCAACGATCATACCCTGAGAAATACCAGAAGTATCACCAATGTCTACAATAGAAGATGCTGCTGTAGTAGAAGCACCTTGACGCAGATATGCGAAATTACGCATTGCTGCAATTGCTAAATCTCTTGCGTAGTTATATCCCTCTAAAGTTTCTGATAGTTCTCCGGTGATATAAGAAAGATTATTTCCAACATAATAAGACTCTGCTGCCTGAATGGTATTAATATTACCACCAAGACGGAGATCTTGTACCGTAGCATCAATTAGATATCCGATATCGCGACGACACTTCTCAATACTAATACCAGATTTAACTACGAGACTTGGATACTTTCCAGTAATATATCCATATGCTTCAGCAGCAATGAAGCTCTTATTTTCTTCAATTCTATCTGCTGCATCAAGATCCTTATTATTAAGTACAAGACTACTAGGATTAAGGATAGATGCAGTTGCAGTAAATTTTCTAAATCCATTTGGTGATAACGTAGCATCAAAGATGTTACTAGCACCAGCACTTCTTGGAGTTAATTTTACATATAATTTTTCATTACTTCTTGCACCAATTCTAAATCCATCAATTGATGCTGCAGGTCTCTTAGCAGGATCATATGCTTCATCATCACCAAAGTAAATTTTACTGTGATTATTAGGATCATTAGATGCTTTTACATCAATGGTGTAATAAGCATTCTTCTTGGTATTTCCTTGTGTCTCAGGGATAGTTTTTGGAGGAACAATATCCGTGATGTAACCACCCTTATCTTGATTAAAGGCAAATCCTTTGAAACCAATAGCGTGAAGTGATGTGTTACCGAAGTTAGAGTTAGAGTTGGTGATAGACATATCACCACCACTTTCCATCAGGAAGTGATCAGCAAAACCAACAGCGAAGATAGAAACGTTCTGAATGAATGCGTCATCTGATGCACGAACGTGGAAGTTTCTCCAGTCATCCTTCCAATATGCATCACCTTTGGTGTGATATGGAACAGTAGCAAATGCATCAGTTAGTGATGCCTGATTAAACGTGTTAGAATACTCATCATAACGAATGAATGCTCTATCATCTTTCTGCAATGAAACGCCCGTATACTGAGCGATAACCATTGATTTGAATCCAGTCGCCTTTAGACCGTTTGCCCAGATTCCGCAAATACCCCAGGTAGAGCGAATAGAGCAGTTAAAGACATACGGAGACGCGGATTCAACAGAATCAACTTCCGCTTTAACTACAGCGTTTGCACTCAATCCACTTTGAGCCGTATATACTGTTCCACTAACTAAACTTATACTAGTTCCAAGAGCTGCAACAGTTCCAGGAATTTTATAGGTGAACTTTCTACCATCTACTAGATCAATATCTTCTACGGGGAAAGTACCGTTTAATTGATCATCCAACCCATTGTTTTCAATAGAAACAAACTGGTTCTTGAAATAACCATGGTTTACTTTAGTGGTAATATTAACACTAATTGTTCCTGCAGGAGAGGAATCTACACACTCAATGCTCTCAATAGAGCGAATGTCTGATAGAGGACCAACAATTCTGGTTTCTTGAATTCTTTCAGTGAATTCACCAGGATCGTCAATTGTTGGTTGATACTGAGAAAATGCCTTAGCAATCTTCTGATAGTATAGACCTAATTCTTCTTTGTCTGCATATTCAAATACAGTTAGTTTGTGGTGAGAATAGTTAGGAATTGCTAACTGATCCCAATATCCATTCTGATAATATACCTTACCAACACCTTCGTTCTTATTGTAGAGAGGGGAAGAAGGTTCTAGATCACCATCTTTGATGGTAAATTGCCAGAAATAACATGCACCAGTTACATTGAAGATAGCAGAACGCTTCTCTAATCTATCTGCAGGATCTGGAACATATAAAGGACGTACAACAGTTCTACGAAGGTCATAACCTACGAGAGATGAACCCCTAGGTAGAATTGCACCACCTTCGGTGTTATTAAATCTATAAAGAATATTATTTGGATCTGAGATGTCAAGATTGGAGTTATCTTCCCACTCATTTAATGATTGATTGAAAGCAAATGCATCAATACCTGTAGTTCCAACAATACCAGGACGGTTATCAATATAATGATTACCAGGCATCAACATGATCGTGAACTGGTCAAAACGATCATTATCGGGACCAGGAAGGTATGAATACCTCGCAATTTCTAAGAATGCTCTCTGAATAGACTTAAATGGTCTAATTGGGGAATTTCCCCTGTTGTTCAACTCATCCGAAGCATTGAAATCATCGGGGGAGACATACAAATACTTACCAGTTTTACTACTAATAAGATTGTCAAGTCTAGTCAAAGCCATATTACTCAACCGCTGCGGTTACTAAGATCTGATCTCAGATTATTTATACAACTCCCGAGGCAGGATTTGAACCTGCGACCGAGTGATTAACAGTCACCAGCTCTGCCACTGAGCTACTCGGGATTAAAGAGGTATTTCACCTCCAGAATTTAGTCTTCAATTATAGAATGCAACCATCCTGTAGCAATATACTTAGTTTCGCTTTTAGGTGGATATCCACGATGATAAAAAGTCCAACATGCCGGAAAAATAATCATTCTACCAGTCTTAGGTTGAATTTTTGTACCATCAATAAATTCTGTGTAACCATCTTCTACAATATCATTAAGATACCATATAAACGTTAGCAAGCGAACACCAGTATTTTCAATTTGAGACTTATATGTGTGAAAGTCACTATGCCAAGTATATCCTGAATTTGGATTAGTTCTTTGTATTTGATACCCAGTATCTTCCATTTTAGTTTGGAAAATTTCAATATCATCTATACCAGTACGTTCTTTAATGATACCACTGTTTACATAGTTTTTTAGATGTTCACTAAGAGTTTCGCAAAATATATTATCTTCATATTTCCAATCAGAAAGGGAAGAAATTGTCAAATCAGTGGAATCTTTAATTTCTTTATTAATATAACCATGACCAATATGACCTTCAAATTTACGCTCGTCTGCTTCAAATTTTTCAATACAGGTTTTACAGAAATGCTCACTTAAAGCATTATCTGCACAGTATATAAATTCGGAATACTGAAAAGACATAGTACAAAGACATAAGAAAGGGGCATCTCACCCCCCCAGAACTACTTGGTTAACAAGGCTAGTTTAACCCCGATCTCCCATTCAGGCAGTCGCGAGTTCGCGAGTGCGGGAGAATGCAACGATATTATTCGCTGCGGTGTCAGATGTTTTTGCATCTATGGTTTGCTTATCCAAGCAGGTTTCAGTAACACTCCTTATACCCCGTCTAAACCATGGCACCCCCAGGAGTGGGCAGAGTTGGATTTGAACCAACGTAGGCAGAGCCAGAAGATTTACAGTCTTCCTCCTTTAACCACTCGGACATCTACCCAATGGAGGTGAGGGGAATTGAACCCCTGTCCGAAATACCGGTGGTGTCACCTATTCCACAAAAGTGGAAAGCCAAACACAGGACTTGAACCTGCGACCTGATCTTTACAAAAGACCTGCTCTACCAGCTGAGCTAGTTTGGCGTTTAAACTCTAAGTGTCCCCATTGAGAACCCCAAAGTTTTTTTCCAGTCTCAGGATCAATTCCCGAATCCATGACCTTGTAGTCATTATAACCTAAAATTATGCTGTTTGTCAAGTAAGTTTTAATTCCTTTCCAAATAACCCAGCAAGTACACTCAGTATTGCTACCATGATATTTGTTCCCGATTAATTCAAATAACGTATCACATCCTTCTTTATACACACCTTTTAGGTCATAATTTTTGACGCGAATTTTTTCCCCTTCTGGGAAAATACGAATTAGAAATTTCCTATAGGGTTCTCTTTTATGAAAAGATTGGGTTCCCTCAAACCAATCACCACCGATCCACTTATGATTAATAATAATTCTAGCATACCTAGTAGGATATTTTAATGCCTGTTCTTTATTGTCAAAAGTACCTTCAATAAAATCATGAAAACGTGTCATCTGGCATTAACTCTGGATTAGTCATTTCAACTGGATATAAACATGGGTGTAATTCTTCAGCAATAAGATAATCAGAGTATTGATCTACCTGCTCCATTGTGAACTCTGGATTTAATGCTGCCTCTGCTCTTATCCAAACATCTTCTAGTTCTTCTTTTTCTACTTTATCATATGTAAAAGGCATTCCCTCAATAAAATACATTTTCACGATAATTTTATAATTTACCGGAAATGTGCAAAAGACATATTTTGATGTTAAATTGTATGGATGAAACGACATCGTATTGCTTCTGCTTATCGTATTTATGGTGATATCAACTCATTTTCATTCTCCATATTCTTTTTTGGTTTTAAAATATAGTTTGTAATAGGGTTTCTTCATCTCATTCAATGTGTTCATGTCCTCTTCAAAACCCATGTATTTACACAGTTGAGATGATCCTTCTAACTCACTGATTAAACGTAAAATGTTAGCAGGGTGTCTATCAAGACCACCAAAATCATACTTAGACATAGTTTATTATTAATAATAGGAGTAGGGAGACTTGAACTCCCACGAGCATAATGCTCAACAGATTTTAAGTCTGGTGCGTCTACCGATTCCGCCATACTCCCGAATGCAGGTTGTGGGAGTTGAACCCACTTTAGCCGCTTTATGAGAACGGTGCATTTACCAAATTGCTAAACCTGCTGAGGAATCACTCTATTTCTCCTTGTGATTGTAGGTAATTACAATTTTTTCGTGTTGAGTCTTTCTATCAGTGCAGATATAGTGACTTACTTCGCCACCCAATATCCTGCATAAATTATCTAGTTGCATTTCAAGTGCGAAACCTTTATCATTTTCAAATTTCATAGATCAAGCTCTAGTTGTAGTTTACGTTCTTCCTCTATTCTATTGTGCTCTGCCCACATCTCAGCAACCATATCTACTGCTGGTGGTGTGTTATAAGGAAGTGGTGGTTGTGAGCGATGTTTATCAATTGCTTCCTGTGTAGGAATAACAATTCGGAAAGGAATATCATCCTCTTCAAACTCCTTATTCATATCAATGTATGTTTGAGGAGTAATCTTAAATTCATTCATTTACTCTACTATCAAGTGTATCCAGAAGGCTATCAAACGACCCAATACTGTCAATATCACTAAGTGTCTTAGCAATCTGTGTACAAACAATTGGACGCTCCTGCCTAGCAGCATATGCTAATGCATTGCGTAGATGTGCTGATGCTTCGTTGAGTGATTCTTCAACTGAGTTAGATAATGCCATTACAATGTTCTTTCTAAACGGTTGGTTGCTTGATCGGGAAAATCTCTTGGTCTACTATCAGTAGCATTATCAGTTTTAGGAGATCCTTCGTTTGCCTTCATTGTATGTTGATAGTTAGGTCGTGGATATCGCATGTAAAATGGATCAGGCATCCAGTATGTTACCTGCCATTCTTGATCAGGATTTAACTCAAGATGTTTCTCTACACTATGAGAGAAACTACCGAGTTGAATGTATCCATCATGAGTGATACATCTACCGTTACCAGCATCAACCAAGAACATCATCTTACTACTCATAGCACTTTTTGCTCTGGGTTGAGATTTTTCACGAATTGCACAGGATCCTTTTCTGACTTGTGTACCCAATGATACTGCATACGTTGAAAAACAGGGTTCCATGTTTGCACACAGACATAATCATTCATGTGTACCTCGCTGCGAGTTCTTTGAGTTCTTTCACTGTCAGTTTATCCAACCGCTCCGTGAAATGGTCTAGCAGTAATTGTTTATATTCTTTCTTAGTCATTTAAACACAAATAGGTCCTTCAGATTTTTGAAATTCGTAAATTACATTACTACCCCCATATAACTTTATTATTCTTCCATCCCTGATCCCTGCTCTTGTAGATTTCACCATTAAATTCTACCACACTTTTGAGTTCTCCGCCATTAATTATACAATTATTTGTGGCGACAGCACCTTTATAGAATATACCATTAGGTTTGAATATCATATCACAACATTTGTTGCGATCTTTCCAGTCAGGAGACCAGTTTTCAACTACAATTTGATCCGAATCATCTTGAATACGATGCCATCTCTGTCGGTAAGGATTTTCTTCCCCCAGATACTGATACCACTGCTTTGATTTAAATTCAAGATGTCCTATACGTTCCCAAGTAAGTTTGATATGTGCATACTTTGCCGGGTTACCAGCAGCTTGATACCAATTATCATAGAACCCCTCTAGTTTAGCACAAAAATCTTCAATGTTTATCATAACCAATACTACTGAGATAATGTAATGTTTCTTTCATACTACCAATATGTTTATTGCCGATGGATACTTGAGGATAAGTTGCATCAGCTCCAAACTCCATTTGGAATTGTTGTTGAGTAAAATGATTTCCTAGTACATATTCATGGAACTCAGTACTAACAGATCTCAAGAGCATTCCCATACGTTCACACTCTTGATTACTATTACTATAAATTACGGCTGTCGTCATAATTAAATCCAATCGGGTTTACGATGTGGAAGTTTAAGATAGTTATCTGCTACCCATGGTTTAGATGCAATATACATTTTGTAAGCAGTGAATAGTATCAATGCTTGTGTCAAGTTTGAACTCATCAGGCATTGCTCTGACAAAGGGCGTTGTATCCTTCCCTGAGCGACCTTGAGGATCAGCAGTAGGAAGTATCTCTTTCGCTGCTAGAAGGGTCTTCTGGCAGGTGTGGACCTTACCATAGCGAGCAGTGTACTCATCACACATAGCAAGTCCATGAGCAAGCAACCACTGCCAGTTAGTTACGAACTCATTCGCCCACTTAGTGCATGGATGATTACGAAAAGCACCCTTCTCAGTAGCATAGGGAGTACCGTCTGCTTTGGGAAGAGTGCCAAATCCATGACCCCATTTGTCAGAGCATACAATAGCAAGCATCTGACAGGTCTCTAAGGGCATCTTGACAATGTGCTTGTCAGGAAGAACCACAGCAGACTTATATGGACTGGAGTCAGTTACAAAGATGTTCATAGTAACTTAGATAACGAAATGAAGAGTAGGAATGCTAACATTATAACCACATCCCAGGATTTTGTCTTTATAAAGTAAGGAACTGAAATAAGATCTGCAATAAGGTGTGTTGCCACACCAACCAATACATTTACATGAAGGACAATGAAGTAGGCAACAATGACGAGCGCACTACCTATGACCCTTAGACGAACTACATTCATAATATTAGTATAACTCAATTAGTCCCGTCTGACGCCAGTCGTCAGGTTTGTCTTGCTGAAACCAGCTCTTAGCATATCGTCCGCACTCTGTGAATCCCCTTCTTGTGTTTGGATGGGTCGGGATCTCCTAATCCCATCCTATTCAGAAAATCATCTGTACTACCTTCTTCAATTTCCTGAGAAGATTGCCTTCGTGCTTGCTGTAACCAATCCCGAGCAGTGGTATGACTCTTTGCCAACTTCTCTGCCCAGATCATGTCATCTAATTTTACCTCTTCTCCATTTGCAATGCATTTACAAATAAACTCCAGTCGCAGTCGGTATTTCGTAGACAGCATAAAACCTAGATCACACCTGGTTTATTTAGAAGCATAAAAAAAGAGGACCCGAAGGTCCTCTCAGTTATGTCAGGAGATCAGAAGGAATA